TTCCGTTTCGGTTCCTGGCGGTTCTCAGTCTAGGTTTACCTGTAATGGTGTTCTTTTCGGTACTGATTCCCATAGAACGAACATCAACAAGCTATTAAGTTCAATGAACGGGATGCTTTCCTATGTGAATGGAAAGTACGTCATGCGGGCTGGGATCTACGAAGCACCAGCTATAAGCCTGAATGAAGATGATCTGATCTCTGGATTATCGATTAAAACGTCTTTGGAACGTGGTGATCGATTCAACACGATCAAAGGGGTCTTCATTGATCCTAGTCAAAACTACAAGTCAACTGAATTTCCTGAAGTCCAACTAGCGGATGCTGTCACTAGAGACAATGGTGAAGTATTAGACAAAGAAATTGCGCTAAATATGACAAATTCGTCCTACATGGCGCAGCGGATTTCAAACAAGTTAATTCAGCTTTCCGATCAGCAAAAAGTCGTAACCTTCCCTGCGAATTTATCAGCGATGCGTGTTGCCGTTGGGGACAGGGTTCAGGTATCTATCGATGAACTAAGCTGGTCTAACAAAGTCTTTCAGTGTCTAGGATGGACGTTCAGTGAAGAAGGTGGGGTCAATCTTACATTACGCGAAGATTCTTCCACGTCTTATGCAGATCCTGCTGTCGGAGACTACTCTACAATAACGGCTACTGGTGATATCACGCCTGGATTCCGTGGAATCCCTAGCCCGTCTGGTCTAAGCGCCACCGCTGGCCTAAAGAACGTTGAATTGGATTGGGTTAATCCACCAAACAACAAAGACTTTGAATCTATCTATGTCTACGCATCACCGAATGGTAACTTTTCATCAGCGGTCAAGATTGGTGAAACAGACGGGACTCAATTCGTTCATGACTTCGCAAACGGACAGGATGCAGTAAGTCCTGGTGATACTCGTTATTACTGGGTTAGGGCTATAAAATACCAAGGCACATCAGCCGAAGCTAGATCCAACCTAGAACCCAACGCTGATCCCAATACGACAGTCTTCGCCACAGTCGGACGAGTAGAGTGGTCTGATGTCTCTGGTTCTACTAATGCACCAGAAGATAATGCCACCGTTGGCGCTACATTAGGCATTGATCTATATGACATTGATGATACTAATGTTGTTTTAGATTCAAGTGTAAGAAATCAATCTATTTTAGAAGTTGAGATTGAAGATATTATCGCGGGGAATTTCGTAACTGGTGTTAGCTATGTCATCACATCAGTCGGAACAACTGATTTTACACTTATAGGTGCTTCAGCAAATACTGTAGGTGTTTCATTCACTGCAACCGGTGCAGGCAGCGGAACAGGTACAGCATCTAATCGAGCAATAGTAAAAACAGAAGCCAATGAAAATCTATCGATTCAAACTGCTGTAGAAGTTAGTGTTTATGCCTATACGGAAGTCACCGCATTAGGTGCACAGTATTCAGTCAAGATTGATAACAATGGAAGAGTCGCAGGATTCGGGCTTTCGTCTACGCTTCCAACAGATACCACTGATCCAGCATTTTCTGAATTTTACATCATAGCTGATAAATTTCAGATTGTAGATCCAGCATCTACTTCTAACGATCCGATTCAGCCTTTCACGGTCACATCACAAAAGATACGAATGACCAGTAATGTCGAAATTGACGGAAATCTACTGGTAGATGGGACGCTTAATGCTACCAAGATAGAAGGCGATGTTACTGAAACATTCTCTATGCAGTATTTCCCTTCTCCGCAATCTGTAGCTATCAGCAGAGGTGTTGGAAGTCTATCAACAGTTCATGAATTCGTCGTTCCTGCACCAGATAATTCATTATCAAAAAGAAACGTCTTATCCTTAGACATCGATATAGAGTCAAAATTACCAACAAGCGCATCACCTGACTTATTCGAATATGCGTTTTATTTGGAAAGGAAAAGCAAAGGTGAAAGCCCTGTTCTGTTAGGCACTGCTTCAACTGCGACAGGCGTTTCAGGCCAAAGACAAACTATCACAATATCTGGGGATGTTACTGAACAAGTTGGATTGATAGGTTCAATCTCTTCTAGTGACACTGGATATAATAATGGACAAGTATGTTCGGTGTGGTTTGATGGAACAGATACAAATATCCAATTATTTCAATTTGGGACTCCATCCATATCTGCTGGCGATTCTGTTTATTATTCTGCCGATGATTTCAATTCGGCTGGAACATGGGTTGCTGCGCTACCTATAGCCCGCAACACATTCTATATATTAGATGATGACGATTATCGAATTTATTCAACACCTTTTAATTATCATTTATCGTCTACAACAACTGCGACAGAATTAAGAATAAGATCATACTATGATTCAACAGAAACAACTGGCAGTTCATACATTTATGCGATCAAAGGAACCATATCAAACGTTGCATAAAGAAGGTAAAATGCAATCAGAGGTGAATTATGTCTAAGATTTCAGAGCTTACAGATGGCGGATCATTACTGCCTACAGACGATCTTATTGCAGTTCGATCTGGGGCTAATGTCAAAGTTAAAGCTGACAATATCACAGTAGATCGGATTGATCTCGGTGACAATGAGAAAATCCGTCTAGGTGATAGCCAAGATCTTGAAATCTATCATTCGGCTACCGATTCAATCATCAATGACAATGGCACTGGGTCTTTAAAGCTGCAACAAGGTGGTAGCACAAAACTAGAAGTCACTACCACAGGAATCGATGTTACCGGAACCATCGTTGCAGATGGTGGAGAATTAACGGGTCAATCCGGTGTCGGCGCGTCAACTGTCTTATTAAATCTCAAATCTAATAACTCCGCAGGCCAAGCTGGGAACGTCCTTCGGTTCACAGATACTGATGCGACTGCAACGAATAATGGCGAGATCGGATTAATCGAATTCTACAACACCCAGGTCGGTGGCGTTACTGCCATGATCGAAGGTAAACACGACACGCCTACGACTGGCAACATGCAATTCTGGACGCATGACGGAACGAGCCTGAAGCGTCGAATAGATATCCAAGATGATGGCGATGTCTATATTTACGCTACAAACGGTACATCACCTAACTTCCAATGGGATGCGACTAATTCACGACTCGGAATCGGCGGTATCAACCCATCTTATCCATTAGACGTTTTCGGAGCCATGCGCTCATACGGCGCAATTTTCGAAGGGCCAGTCACAATCAATACCTATGATCTGACCTTAAACGGCGGCACTGTGACGGCTGATGGTTTGACTGTTGATGGCAACGTGTCAGTAGACGGCGGCACGATCAAGCTGGATGGGAACTATCCGGTTGGTACGGATAACGTGGCGTTGGGTAATGCTGCGCTGGATAGCGTTGAGTCTGGTGGTATTTGGAATACTGCGATTGGTGCTAATTCTCTGACCGCAACAACGACGGGAGATGGAAACACTGGTGTTGGTAGAATTGCATTACAGGCAAATACGACTGGTAGTGATAATACAGGTTTAGGTTACGCGGCACTTTACCAGTCCACCACCGCCTCAAATAATACTGCGGTAGGCTCTCTAGCTCTTGGCGCAAATACCACTGGAACTAGCAATGTTGCAGTAGGCCATCGTGCTTTGGATGCTAACACTACAGCGTCTAATAACACGGCTGTTGGTAAAGATGCTCTTAATGCAAACACTACAGGTTCAAATAACATAGCTATCGGCTCAAATACACTCGACGCTAATACAGTAGGTAGCTTCAACGTAGGCATCGGTGTTTCCGCTTTAGGCGCAGACTCACAAGGTAGTCGTAACGTCGCTGTCGGTCACGCCGCTTTAACGTCACAAAACTTTACAAGTCCTAATAACACATACAACACAGCAGTAGGTTTTCAGACAGGACTTTCAGTAACCACAGGCACACATAACACCTTGATAGGCGGTTTAGCTGGTGATGCTCTTACTACTGGCTCATCTAATGTGGCGGTTGGTTATAACGCCTTAAGTACCGATGATGTAGGGCAGTGGAACGTTGCGATTGGTAGAGACGCTCTTGCTTCTCAAAACATCGTATCTGCCGCTAATACCTATAATACAGCTGTAGGTGGTTCGGCGGGATCTGCAATAACCACGGGCCTTCAAAATACTGCTGTGGGTGGCTTGGCGCTTAACTCCAACACCACCGCCTCTAGCAATACGGCAGTGGGTTACAACGCTCTCGCAAACGCTACAACAGGCACTCAAAACACTGCTATTGGCGCGGAGGCTGGTGACGAACTTACAACTTCGCCTAACAACGTATTCGTCGGAATGAGGGCGGGTAACTCAGTCAGCACAGGCGATGGCCGAAACGTGTTTGTGGGTTTTGACGCTGGTCGTGATGTATCGACAGGATCTTACAATGTGCTTGTAGGTAAGGATTCTGGCTATTTGATTACCACTGGTTCAAAGAACACCGTTATCGGCGCTTATACTGGTAACAACGGCGGCCTCGACATCCGCACCGCAAACAACCACATCGTCTTGTCAGATGGGGATGGTAATCCAAGGGCTGTTTGGAACAACAATGGCGATATGTATCAGTACGCCACTGGCTCTGGCATTTTTCTTGGCGGCACAGCGGCGGGAAACAAGCTAGACGACTACGAAGAAGGGACGTTTACTCCATCTATTGATATTGAAGGGGGCGGCACTGTCAGCACATCTAGCAGTTACGGTTCATATACAAAAATTGGACAACAAGTGATAGTGCATTTCGGTTATGCGGTTACTGGCACGACAGGTGCTAGTGCTTCCAATGCGCTTCAATTCGGAAGCATACCATTTGCCGCAAAATCTGGTGCGGTTGAAGGATATCCAATCACCATAAGACTTCAATCCGCATCATCAGCAGTATATGGATGGTACGGAAGATTATATGCGTCTCTTACTACTGGAAGAATAGAGGCTTATTCCACAGGTGGAACCTCCTTAATAAATTCTTCTAGTTATATTGGTAACGGAACAAAAATAGACATAACGATAGCTTTTGAAACGACATCTTAATTATCTCAAGTGGACTCTTGAGACGGACTAAAGGAGAAAACAATGGCACTAACAGAACGATCAGTCGAAGACAAAATTGAAATCGTCGGAGACTACAAGCACGTTCAGGTACGCACTGCAACCATCATTGAACGAGATGGTGTTGAGATTTCAAGGTCTTTCCATCGTCACGCATTAGCACCAGACGCAGACATCTCAGGAGAATCTGCTGAGGTTCAAGCAGTCTGCAACGCTATGTGGACACAAGAAGTCAAGGACGCTTACGCAGCACACGTCGCATCACAAGGAGCATAAAAATGGACGAAAGAGACGCTGAACAAAAAGCACAAGACTACACGGCAATGGGCCACAGTGTAGACCTCATTAACGCAATTATCGACGGTAGCCAAATGGCTGATGCCGAAGCCGCAGACCGCCAAGATTGCGTTGACCGTAACGTAGCCCACCTTGAAATCATGGTTGCCAAAGACGATTGGGGTGACGAAGACATGACTGCGGCTAACGCTGCAATCGCGGCGGGTCAAGGGTATAGCGCGTAATGGATATCGTTTGGGACATTTTTAACTGGCTAACTGCCACAGTAACGCTTGCATCCGTCGTTAGTGCTATGACACCTACGGACAAGGATGACAAGATCGTAGCTAAATTGAAGCAATTCGTTGACCTATTAGCAGTCAACATTGGACACGCTAAGAAGTAAGGAATCCATCGTGCAGGAAGAAGCAAAGGCGATAACAGACGCAATCGCAGTATCTGGTGGCGTCGCAACTCTAGCTGGCTGGCTTCCTGACGTTGCCGCACTTTTTACTATCATCTGGTTATCCATTAGAATATGGGAATCAGACACCGTTCAAAAATTAAGGAGCAAGTAATGCCAACTTTGAAAATCGATGATCGTGAATATGAGATTGATGATCTTTCAGACGAAATCAAATTAAAAGTAGGCAGGGTGCAAGAAATCAACAATGAGATTCGTTCATTGAATCTTCAGATCAGTGAATTACAGACAGTCGTTCAGGCTTATGTAAACACGATCAATTCCGAATTAGAAGCTAGCGAGACTGAATGATCTAATGCTGGTTTCTGAGGTGATGTATGATTGCAGAAATCAGCGCAGCAATAGCAGCAGTCCAGGCAGTTAATTCTGCCATCAGTTCTCTAAAAGAATCAGCGGGTCATGCCGGAGACTTGTCTGCCGTAGTCGGTAGGTGGGCAGAAGCTACAGAAAAGGCTCAAGAAGCAGAGAAGAAAGGCGCAGGTGTGATGTCTTACAAAGAGGCATTACAACTTGAATCAGTTTCAAGACAACTGGCTAATTTTGATCGTCAGCTTCAAGATATCTGTCTTCTTCAGGGGCAAGGTGATCTCTATACGTCTATAAAACGTCGTATGGAAGAGTCTAGGCTTGCTCATGAAAAAGAGGTTGCCAGGATAAGACTCAAAAGAAAACAACGTCAAGAAGCTTTTAGGCTTGGTGGTATCATACTTTTGTGGGGATTATTCGGAATTGCAGTCATTATGGCGACTGTATATACATGGGCTAGATTTAGATGATTATGGCCTTCATCCTGAAAGTTATGGTCGCTGGAGAACTTCGAGAAACGGAGATGATGTATTTCCGAAACATCAATCGATGTAACTTCTTTGCAAAAGCTATTGAGCTTGGTGACACGCCTGATAAGCAGTACCAAATCAGCGCTTGGTGTGAGCCTATTATGGTCAAAGATAGCGTGAAATTCTGGGATTGATTATGAAACTAGATGGAATCAAAAACTTAATCGGTGGTCTTGCACCTACGATTGGAGCCGCTCTAGGAGGCCCTGTAGGGGGCATGGCGGCAGAAACGATTGCCAAGGTACTAGGATGCAGCCCTGAGCCAAAGTCTATCGAGAAGGCCCTACATACCGCCACGCCTGAACAAATAGCTGAAGTCAAGAAGGCTGAGATCCAGTTTCAAACCAGGATGAAGGAATTGGAAGTCGATGTCTTCGCGCTTGAGACCCAGGACATTCAACACGCACGCCAGACGATGGGAAAAGATTGGACGCCTAAAGCTATTGCGATCATGTGCGTTATCTTTTTTGGTGGGTATATCGGGATGGTTACTGTCATGCCGCCTGATCAGAACTCAGACACGATTGTCAGTCTTGTTCTTGGCTATTTAGGTGGCATTGTTTCTTCGATCATAAGTTTTTATTTTGGCGCAAGTCATAAGGATTGACATGGAAAAACTCAGGGAAATGCTGAAACGTCATGAAGGCGTTAAGTCTCATGCGTATAAATGTTCAGCAGGGAAAATCACCGTCGGTGTCGGAAGGAACATTGATCAAGATGGCGGGCTAGGGTTAAGCGATGATGAAGTTGATTTCTTGCTAGACAACGACATCATCCGATGCATAAAAGAGCTTCAAATCTTCCCTTGGTTCAACACTTTGAACGAAGCAAGACAACACGCGATTATTGATATTTGTTTCAACATCGGTCTTCCCAGGTTGATGCTTTTCCAGAAAGCGAATCTAGCCATGTCTACAAGCAATTTCGATCTTGCCGCTGATGAGTTCTATGACTCCAAGTGGGCTAAACAAGTAGGCAACAGGGCTATTGAGATCTGCGAGATGATCAGGAGTGGCGAATATAAAAAGGCCCCAATCGGCTAGGGGAAGGATACCGAAAGGGGCCTGGAGCAATCCAGGCAATATATCATATTCCATAGTTGCAATGTTAATCATTCCTGTTACAATGTCATGGCATTTATTAACAGGAGCAATGAAATGCAACAATCAGAACAAGTCAACGAGCTATTCGCTGCAATGGCGAAGGCTCAGGCTGAGATCAAGAATCCAGCCAAGAACACGAAGAATACGTTCTTCAAAAACGAATACGCTGATCTAACGTCAGTTCTAAACGCCATCCGTCCAGTCGCATCATCCCATGGATTAAGTTTCATTCAATCCGTGGATATGATCGATGAACGTGTAACTGTACAGTCTCAGATATCCCACGGTTCTGGTCAGTGGATCCGCTGTAGTGCGATGGTTCCGCTATCCGATAACGTGAAGAACGTTCCCCAGGACATCGGGATTATCTCTACCTACATCCGCAGATACCAAGCTCAAGCGATGTGGGGCATCAATGCTGAAGATGACAATGATGCTCAGACACTTACGGATAATTCCATAGGAATAGAAAGTATCTCAGAGAAGAAAGTAGCGCACATCGATGCGTTGCTAGACTCTACTAAGTCTAATCGTCAAGCGTTTCTCAAAGTTTATGGCGTTGAGAAGATCGAAAATCTTACGGACAGTCAATACGACAAGGCAGTCAGCCAGCTTCAGCAGAAGAAAAGGGGTCAGAAATGAGAAGAAGGTTCTTAGACTGGGGATTTTTCATCGAATCAAAAGACTTCATACGTAAGCCTGACTTCCAGCGGATGTATCGATGAAGATTCATAACGTGGAACAAGGGACGCCTGAGTGGTTCAGGCTCCGCCTGGGTAAGCCTTCAGCGTCTAGGTTCAAAGATTGCGTCACGGGTACAGGCAAGCCGTCAGCTAGTGTTGAGAAGTATATGCACGAGCTTTTAGCCGAAAGACTATCAATGAAACGGTTTGAAGGCTTTGATACTTTCCACATGAAGCGTGGCCGTGAACTAGAACCCCAAGCGGCTGATGTCTTTAGTTTTCAGACAGATTTACCCTGCCGAGAAATCGGGTTTGTAACCGATGACAAGGAAGCTATCGGTTGCAGTCCTGATCGGCTAGTCGGTGATATCGGGCTAGAGATTAAATGTCCGATGCATACGACTCAGGTGAAGTATCTGATCGATTACCACAAAGAAGGAATCATGCCACCAGAGTATTACGCGCAAGTCCAGGGGACTATGTGGATCATGGATTTACCAGACTATTGGTTTATGTCTTACCATCCAGATCTTCCTAATCTGATCATGAAAGTCTCACGGGACGATAAGTATATCGCTGGTCTTCAAGCGGCGATTGAGAAACTACTTGAAGATCTAGAAACCAACTTTCAACTCATAGGAGTCTAAGATGCAGTATGACAATCGGGGAAAAGTAAGTCTGTGGAAGAACGACAAAGGCGGCGATAAGCAGCCAGTCGTTACAGGAAAAGTCGTTGCCCATAGGGATATCAAGGAAGGTGAGACTTTAGATATTGCCTTGTGGAAACGCGATGACGCATCTGGGAACCAGCCAGTGATGACTGGTAAGATCTCAGATCCATATAAAAAGGATGACGGTGATGACCTACCGTTTTGATTTCGGCAAAGCTTTGAAGGAAATGCAGGATGAGCAAAGGGTTAGTTCTTCGGAACTAGCCCGTCGTCTCAATGTTCATCGACAACAAATAAATCACTGGCGGGGAAGGAAGGATGCAAAAATATCGTTGGTTATTAAAGTCTGTCATGGTCTCGACGTTGAAGTCTTTGATTTCTTGGAAAGATCAATTAATTAAAGGTTTAAAAAGGCTTTGGTTAGAAGTGAAGTGGTTTGTCGAAGACGTGATTGAAGAGGTTAAACGAAGATGAGTGATCCAAAATATCCAGTAATTGATGGGAAAATCAATCATATTGATGGATATGTATTACCAGAAGATGAGCCGATTATGGTCTTCAGAGGCAAGGATGTAGGTTCATTGTCTGCTATTTCAGAATACGTTGAGATGCTAGAAGAGCAGCCACAAAATGCAACGATTGTCAGCCATCGTATAAGTTCATTGGAACGTTTACAGGCGTTTTATGATTATCAAGTAAAAAACCCAGACCTACAAAGCGTAGGATGCTCAAGGAGATCACATGAAGGCGCAGCAGCTTTCCTTCTCAGAGCCAAAAGAGTTTTAGAAGAAAACGAAGATTGGCTACACGATATGAAGGAGCTTTCTAAATGAACGGCGTATTCTGGATGATTCGTAATCGGAAGGATATTGATCAAGTCTTGAAGTTCTTCAAGAAATTTCTTGATGACTGGGATTACTCAAGACCGATAGCCTGGAAGGTTGAGCCGTATTCGGCGACTCGAAGCCTGAGTCAGAATGCTTTGTTTCATATGTGGTGCGGTGAGATGGCAGATCATTTCTCTAGCAAGATCGACATCACGCCTGAGAAAATGAAACTGTTGATGAAGAACGAGTTTCTTGGGACGGAAGATGTCTTTGTCGGTAAGACTGAGATCAAGCATCAACTCAGATCCACTTCGAGTTTGAGTAAAGGCGAAATGCATCAATTCATGGAGCAAGTATTTCACTGGGGATTAGACCACGGGGTTACTTTGACTAACCCCAAGAATTCGGAGTTTGCTCGTGCCAGAAACGCTACGGGCTAAAGCTCTAAGACTTTTCCAGTTAAAACGAAGACTGGAAGAATGTGACGATCATGGCTTCGGGGCTTGCGTGACCTGTGGGAAAGTCGGTCACTATACAAAGATGCATGGTGGTCACTTCATACCCAAAGGGAAAAGCTCGTTTCATGCGTTCAATCCTAAGAATGTTCATCTTCAATGCCCTGGATGCAACTTATACGGCATGAAGCATGGACTCGCAGCGCAGAATTACACTGTTTTCATGATAGAAGCGTACGGTAAAGCGTACGTTGATCAGTTGTTGGATACAGCAAACAAACCGCATAAACTCTATGCAGCCGATTATAGGGAAATGATCGAAGAGTTTAATGCCGAAATTAAACAACTCAAAGGAAAGCTGTTTTGATTGCGGAGATCGAGCGGTTCATGCACATCACGTTGTTCCCAAGTCTCTGGGTGGAACGACTACCGTTAATTTGTGTGCTGACTGCCACGGTAAGGTTCATAATCGGAGCTTTATTGACTCAAGCGCACTGGTCAAAAAGGGTTTGGAGAAGCGCAAAAAACAAGGCTACCACCATGGTACGCCGCCTTTCGGCTATGATTTAGAAAACGGGAAATTAAAGAAAAATCCAGCGGAATACAAAGTAGTCAAATTAATTATCAATTTACACTACCAGGGGAAAAGCGGTGGAAAAATACGAGATGAACTCAACCGACGAGGCTTGGCGAAACGGAATGGTAAGAATTGGGACCGAAGCACAGTCTATCAGCAAATCAGGAAGTATAGACAGCGCCAGCGAGAAGGACTGGAACCTGATCAATAAGCCGCCACACTATAACAAAGGTGGTATTGAAGCGATTGATTACATCAAGCAGCAGCTTGGTCCAGGGTTCAAAGGTTACTTGGAAGGTAATGTCTTAAAGTACATTCACCGACATAAGTATAAGAACAACCCCAAGCAGGATCTTGAAAAGGCTAAATGGTATTTGGAACGGTTGATTCAAGAGATAGAGTAGAGTATATTGAATGTGTCGGCGGGATTGGCAGTCCCTGAAGGCCGATTT